TAGTTGCTGATGTTTTTGCTGCTACTGCTGCATTCTCTGCGGTTTCGGCATTAGTTTCCGCAGTCTCAGCGTTAGTCTCCGCTGTCTCTGCATTAGCCTGGGCAGTTTGCGCCGCAGTTTTTGCTGTTTCTGCTGCCGCTTGTGCGGTTGCTGCAGATAACGCAGATGCCGCAGCTTCATTTGCTTTTGTAGAAGCAGTCCGAGCCTCTAGTGCTACCTCAGACGCATACGTGTCCGTACTAGCATCGCCAGATCCGCCTGTGCCACGAAATAACGCCATCGACTACCCCTACAAAAGAAAAGGAAAAGGGGCCATTGCTGACCCCTAAACTCGTTACTCTGCGATTGCGAGTACGAAACCAGCTTCAGGTCGGTATACCTGAACACCGTACAGGCAGTCAGCCGTGTACAGAGTTGAGAGGTATTCCTGCTTGTACTGAGTTTGCGAACGTACAGCTTGCTGTTCTGCCATGATGATTGCATCAGAGTGGAACAGAAGTGCAGCACGAGTGTCGACAGATGACGCAGTGTTGTCAGCAGCCGCCTCGATAGTGCGACAGTTAGCTGAAACGTAAACGTCTACACCGTAGAGGTTGCCGATCAAGCCAGAATTTACAGCTTGGCCTGTTACGAAGTCAGAAGACACGTAACGGTCGATACCCATAATGGTGTTACGAACAGAAGGAGGAATAACAAGCGAACGTCCGTCCATAGGTACGTTGTTGTCATCAAGCTTCTGGATCATGTCACGGAAGAACGCATCAGTAAATACATCTCCGGCAACAATAGTGTCGTCGGTGTACTGAGTAGTAGTACCGCCATCGTTAAAGAAACAACCAGTGTGCTGGTAGTCGGTAGCAGCTGGGCTAAATACAACAGCGCCGCCATCACCAAAACCAGTACCTGCCGCATGAAGATCATTGTCGATCTTTACAGCAAGAGCATAACCAGCATCTTCAGTGTAGAACTGACGGAGACTAGAAAGCGCTTGTACTTCAACGATGTCTTCGATAAGACGCGAGTACTCGAAGTGACGATCAATGTCGATTGTCAATTCGCCTTCAGTGTTTGCAATGATAGTAACTGCAGTGTCAGCAGCCTTAACATTTGCATCACCACGAACGGGCTTAGGCACGTGTAGCTTGTCGCCCTTCTTGCCTGACATAGCCAGCTTTTTAACAAGCGGAGCCATCTTCAGGTTCTTTTGGTAAGCAGCAATAATCTCGTCACTCCAGATTTCTGGAATAAACGTTGCCGCTTCGGTCTTCGCGGTATTACCAGCCGCGCCTGGATAAGTTGCAGTAGCCATGTCAATCTCCTATAAGATTATTTGACTCGACCCTCTGCATACGCTCTTAAAATGTCATCTGACATAAGTCGGTATCGCTCGGGGTCTGTTTTCATCAGTTTAATAATGTCAGCCCTGCGATATTGTTTCTCACGAGTCTTCTCGCTACTGCCTTTCGTGTTGCCTGTACTGGCTGCCTTAAGTTGCTGCTTCCGAACTTGTTTTTCAACATTTACGGTTTGCTGTGCGACTGTTTTTCTCTCTTTCCAGAGATTAAACAACTCGTCAGCAGCTTCAGCATTATACTGTTGGTCAGCTTGTACAAATAACTGAGTCCTAATTTTTGAGGATTTGATCCAATCAGCAAACTTAGGATCATTCAGAATGTTTTGCATATCTGGATGCCTATTACTCAGCTCCGCTATTGCGGTTTGCCGCTTGTAGTTTGTTGTATATTGTTCCGCTTCCTTAATTTTAGGGTGATTCTCAATAGCACGATAAACAGCAGCCTGAGGATCTGTGAAGTAATCAATATCACTTTCAGGCTCAACATATTGCTTTTGAGGTGCCGATTGTGTCTGAGCCATAATATGCTCATCCACTACCTTGCGAAGCTCACCGACTTCAGCAGAGTGCCGACTCATTACCTGCTCGGCTTCTTGATGCATTTGAACGACTTCTTTCAGAGATTTACCACGGTATTTCTCTGGGACATCGCTCTCAACAACTTCTTCTGCTTCAGTCTGAGGTTGCTCAACAGCTTGTTCTAGCTCTTGAATCTCATTAACTTCGTTTTCAACGTTGTTCGCATTATCCTCTTCAGGGTGCGAATCAATCATTGTTGCTCTAGACATATTAAACTCCGTGAACTAAGTCATTATGGAGATTTCTTTCTGCCAGCCTGTTCGTGTTCTCGTACCCACTTCATATGACGACCGGGAAAGTCCCCACTATGACCCTCGAGTACGCACTTCGGGGCTGACACCATTTTAGTAGCATTGGCACCGCAACCGCACCTACTGGCTGTGATACCGCTTTCTACCATTTCTTCAAAGACATGCCCGTTAGAGCATCGGAAATCGTATATTTTATACATCCATGTCCTCTTGTTCTTCGGCCTCCGCCTGTTCCCGCGCCGCAGTAATTGTAGCCTCAAGGTTAATTACTGTAGCAAGCGCAGCCACTTGGCCTTTACGGTAAAAAAGTTCTTCTCCGTCTTTTACCGATTGTATATCTGCAAGTTGCGTGGCATTGTTAGAAAGCTCGCCAATCAACTGCTTAAATCCATCGCTGTTAAACAACTCATTGTAGTTGTTAAAGTACGCCTCTAGTTCAGGTGTCATGCTATTCCCTCTTTAGTTTGTTGAAAACTGCCTTTTACCACGCTTTTTCAAAAAAGTCAGGCTTTTCTTGATCGCGCTGTCTTCTTTGCAATCCGCTTTGGCTGAGCAGAATGTTGTTTTCCTGCGGCAGTATCCTTGCGTTTTTTGCGTGTTGTTGCCGCATACTCTTTTGCCGATAACGACTTAATTGCCGACTTAGGCAAGTACCGTTCGCCCGTTGCCTTTGGCCCTTGCGTAGATGGCTTGCCTGATTTGGTTTGCCATTTTTGCTTAGTCCATTTCTTTAAAGACTTCTGAGGCTTTTTAAGTGCCATTACTTATAGCCTCCACCCTTAGCCTTGTACTGTTTTGCAAGCATTTGGGCTTTTCGGGCTGACCACTGACCGGGCTTACCGCCCTTGCCACCCGCTTTAATCTTGTTAAACAAGTTCTTCCGCATGGTCGGCTTGGTATAGTTGCCAGCCTGATTAACCCTAGACTTAGGTTTAGTAGCCATAAGATTTTCTAACTGGCTTCTTTTTAGGCTTTGCTTTTGCTTTAGGCTTGGCTTTTGGTTTTGGTTTCATTTTATAGCCTGGCATAAAAATCTCCTTACTTTTTGTGTGCCTTTTGAATAGCAAAGTCTGCTGATTTAGATGCGCCTTTGTGTGGTTTATATCCGCCAGAAGGATCTTTCATCAACTTGTATTCTTTGCCTTGTTTCATCCAGTGATAACCGTTGGGTGCTTTAACTTTCATTTTGACTCACCATTTTGTCTTATGCGACCAATAACGCGCAGATAGCTTACTGGGATTGGAGTCCTGAGCATTGTGTCGCGCGTAGTAACTTTTCTTTCGCGCTTTATCCTTTGCTGTCTTAGGATTTTTCCCTGCACCTTTAACACCTTGCTGACCAAAACGAATTGTCTTGATCTTATCACCTTGCTTCGCAACTACAACATGCGATTTAGTAGGATGGCTGGGCGTTCTCTTCGGTTTGTTGAACCCGCTTACGCCCGCGCGCGCCAGTCTTGGGTCTTTCTTTTCCGCCATCATTCAACTCCTTCAGTTGGTTCAACTGGGATTTCAGCTCCTGTATCTCCAACTCCAAGGGCTCCAATCTCTTGTTGAATTTGAGGAATATTGTCTGGAGTTCTCTGTCTGTTAGCATTTACTTTTCCTTCTACTTCTTTCTCTTTAATTAAAGTCTCAGCAAACTTCATCCGCCGCTCAAACTCTTTGTCTTCCGCATCACCCTCTTTAAGGTTGCGAGTTACTGCGTTGATTCTATCTATCTCAAGCTCCATTGGAACAGCTTGCGCTTCTGCCGCAAGTTTTTGCGCTCTAGCTGAGGATTCTTGAGCCTGAGCATTAAGCGCGTTAGTTTGCGACTGTTGGAGTTGCATTTGAGCTTGCTGCGCCGCCATCTGCATCTGCTGTTGTTGCATCTGCATCTGTTGAGCTTCTTGCGTTGGCTGCATAGCTTGCTGCATTGCTGACAATAGCTCTTCACGGTTTGACAAATTCATGTTGTCGATAACCGACTGCACGAGCGTCATATAAAGCGGAGAGTCTTGTCCCATTGTTTGTAGTAACTGGACAAGTTGAGTGACTTCATACTCACGAGCAATAATGCCCAGCGTTGAACTAGCATTAAACTTGTAGTCAGCAACCGGATAGTTTTCTGGATCAAACTGCATATACCGATAAGCCGCTTTTTTAACGAACGGAATCAAGAAAGATTGCTGGAAGTTAATTAGTGTGCGCTTATGTCTCTTAATAACAGCGCCCAGCGACATGCTAATACCCGCCGCCGTAGCTTCGCCGTTTACGTTACCCGCAAGTCCTGCCGAATCGACCGCGCCTGTAGCTTGCTGCACCATCTGCTGAAGAGCGCCGGCTTGCGCAAAGGTAATTTGATTAACCTGACCGAAGTTAAAGGGCTGCAATACCTCCCTTGGATCTCCATTAGTAAGAATCATCTTACCGGGACGAACTTCTGGCTTGGCTCCACGCGGCAAACGGGTTGCATCAATTGCCATCATTGGGTGAATAGTCAGACTTAATGCGTCAATACGTGCGCGAAGTTCGGTATCGAGTGCTTTTTGACTGTTGTAACCTTTTTCGCAAACGCCACGACCCCAGAATCGCCCTGGCACTACGTCCCAAGGAAAGGCAACAACTGGCCGATCCTGCATCATGTAAGGATTTGGCTCTGCTTTTAGCAAGATTCCGCCATTGGCAATGACTACAATCGCTTCAACGTAGTAACTTTCCTCTTCTGTGGCAATGTCATCGACATCTTCTAGCGCAGTATCAAGCAAATGACGCGGAACTAAGCCGTAATACTTAGTTAAACGGACTTTATCGTCGTTATAGATTGTAATGTCCTGATCCGGCTCAAGATCGGTGTCTGCTGCAGCTGGGCCGACGTATTCTTTGCGATATACACCCTGCTCTTGCAGCAATTCTACCGAATGACGGCTAACAAACTCGTCAATGCACACACCTAGCGCCTCATCCACGCTAGTAGCTACTGGGTCTATCAAGAAGTTTTGAGGAAGGACAGGCTTTAGCTTTACCTTGACCCGATCTGTAATGTTAATACCAACAGCCTGAAGGTCGCCATCCATAATTGGCTGGGTGGCTGGCACCATTTCCTTCATTTCTTCGATAACAATCTCACCGATGCCCGTACCAAACACCGCAGAGTTAATTAGGCATTCTGCAACGGCCTTGCGTACCATGCAGTCTTCAAAATCTTCGGTAAGTTTGTTTCTTAGGAACTGTACGTCCTGCTTTTCGGTGTCTCCCATGTTGTCAGAGACATCAAACCACTTGCCACGGCCAAAAGTAGCTTCTTCTAGCTCGGCTACATTAGACTCAACGGCCTGCTGAAGCGCAGGAGAGATAATGCGGGAGCGCTCAGAGCGACGATCGCTATCAGCAGGATCCCATATTCCTCGCCATAGTCTGTAATATTCTTCAAAACGGCTTTCGTAATTCGACTCATAGTAGTCGCGCCAATCCTCACATTTGGTTATCACCCAATCTTCGATTGATTGCTCAATAACAATTGGGTCTTCTTCGTTAAATTCGGCCATATCAGTACCCTGCTACCACGTCTAGTATTTCGTGGTCTTCAATTTCGTATTCGTAGTCATATGCTACGTTAGCTAACTGGTCAATATACGCGAGCGCATCCACCAAGTCATCGTGTGTCAAAGAATCAGGAAACTGAAACAGTTGGTCAAGGAATCGTGAGTTCCACTCTCCCTTGTTTAGCGTTATAAAACCGTTTTCAAAACGGCCCTGTAGCGCCCACATGATTCTATCCGTTTTCTTTTTGTTACCGTGAGTTAATTCTTCAACTCTAAAAAAATTACCATATCTTTTTTGCAAGTCAGCAAGCGGAGACATTACGGCTTGTTTGGCGATTCCTCGCTCGATACCCACACTAACGGGGCGATAATCTCTGACTGCCTGAAAAATTTTGGCTGCCGTTTCGTCAAGGCTCCAGCGTCCGTAGATAATATTATCAACAAACCAGCCATGCTCACTAACTTTAACAACGGCAATCGCAGTATCATCTAACTTTGTGTTTTTTGTTCGCTTCTTGTTAACTTCTTCAAAGCCCGCCAAGTCAACCGCAATGTAGTAGTCGCCTACATCCGGCTCATCCTCACTAAAGCGTACCCAGTCTTCCTTAAACATCTCTGAACCGCGGGCTTCAAACGACGCCATAAATTCTTGACGAAACGCATAACTCGACATACTGCGTTTAGCAATGTCAATTTCGCCCGCGTCCAGTATTGGATTGTCATAAGAAGTAAAGTGCCAAGCCTTGTACGTTTCATCATCACCAAACTCCGCGTATTTATACAGCTCGTAAAAATGATTTCTTCCCATCGGCGTACCGATAAACATTGCACAGCCTTTTTGATCCGCAAGTGCCGGTCTCAAAATTTGCTCGAACACATCAGGCTTCATATCCGCGTATTCGTCCAATACTAAGAACTTGAGGCTAACTCCTCGCATAGTTTCGGGTCGATCGGCTCCTTTAAGACTAATGGTTGCGCCATTAACCAATTTGATCTGTAAATTATTGATGTGACTACCAGCAATAACAGGATGACCAAGCTCAAGAAGTGTCTGCCACATGATGTCTCTGGCCTGTCCTTGGGTGGGCGCAACATAAAATACGTGTCCTTTATCTGCCTGTAACGCGTTTACTATTAACATCCACGCAGCAAGACGCGACTTACCTGTCCGTCGTCCCGCCGCAACAATTTTAAAGCGAGTATCATCTGCCCAAACTTGTTGTTGCCACGGCAGAAGCTCAATATTTAAATCAGTCAAGCTCGTCTAGCTCTTCTTCTGTTAGTTCGCGTTCTGTTGCCCCTGCCTGAAGCAATAAATCGTTTAGCTCAACAGGAGACCCAAACTTATACATAACCGCCGGAACAGCCCGACGTCCCGTAAGTAATTCGACCATATCCCAACCAGGCTTTCCGGGCGGGATTTTTACATACTTATGATCTATTTCGTACTTAGTTAGCTTAGTGCGAATCGCTTTGCAGCCCGCGCACCAGTCAGCCCCAAGAACAATAACCATTTTACGATCCGTTAAAATTGTTAAATGCTGCTGATCTTTCTAATAACTTAAAAGTTACCGCTACTTCCATCTGCCCTGTTGACGAAGACGCTTGAGTTTTTACAGTGTCCCCATTATGCAGCACAAAAATACCGACGTCGTTTTGACCGCCTATGATTTCTTTGTTACCTGCGCCAATGCTAGTACTGTCAAAGAAGTACATCTGGTCTACGCCACCTGTTTCCCACCAAAGGCTTACTTGGTTTGTACTGCCACCGTGGTTAGCAATAAAGATATACACAATGTGTATCGTGTAACCCGCCGGTATAGTAAACAGCGTCTGTTCAGTAGCGTCTGATAGCGTAATGTGCTTTGTATGAAGCATTAGGAATAAGTCCACATGACTGGAGTTGTCTTGCGATCATCAACGTGAACGAATCCTTTTGCAACCCCGATACCACCAAAATTCATTTTGAGCGCCCAATGCACGATATTCATTCGCTCTACGCCGTTAGATACCGCAATGTCTGCTGCAATCCCTTGATTATGGGTGCCGGGTGTAGTTTTTGAGGCTTCGGCAGGGTGTGTTGCGTCCCGATAGCCTGAGGTAATGCGAAACGGGAAGCCACATTCTTCACGCAACTGATCCAATCGCTCTAAAAATGCGTCATCCATTTCGTTTAGGTTGGTATGCGTACAGTTAAACTCTTCTAGTCTAAAGAACTTCACCGTTGTCCCCATCAATTACCGTGGGTTGGATAGTAGATGGATCAATATCCTTGACCTCTGCCGTACCCACACCTGTTATGTTGATCTGAATAGCGGATTTCCCGCCGTTTTGGACGACATCCTTTTCAAAGGCCGCCACAGGCAGTATTCGATCCATAACTAACTTCCATGCCGCCGCCTGATTCTTATGATCGTGGTCTAACGCAGCATCAAAGATGGTATCAAGTACCCGTTTGGACTTAGGGGATGCCAGCATACGAGCCTTATACTCGTTAATAATCGTGGCATCTCCCTTTGGGCGGCCTACCTTCCCCCTTCCCCCTGGAGAGTTACCGGCCAAATCCTTTTTGGATGGCCTGCCTGACTCTTGTTTGCGTTGCTTGATTTCCCGCTTTCTTCGTTGAACGTGAGATTCTTCCATATTGACTATCTAATCATCATAAAAGAATACGAATCCATCTGACCTACTTCTTCTGGATTCTCTTTGGCGTCGTATTTCGTGGGGATACCACGCTCTTGCATTTCCTTAACCCGCTTCTTCGACTTTTCGCACATCGAATAGTATTCCGTGGGCGTATAGGAGACAGTGTGATCCTTACGGATAGTGTGCTCCTTCTTACCGCAGCTCTTACCTTTCATATCTACTCTCCAAAAAAAAGAAGGCTTATTTGCCCTCCTACCCTCCCTATCCTATATATACTCCTATAGCTAAACAATACTCTAATCCCTCTTTTTTTCTTTTTTATTTTCCAGAATC